CCCAGATTATATCTGGGATCTCCTCCCCCGAAGGGGACCCTTCTCCTGTCGAACATTTATGGTTCGAAGGTGAAGAGGTAAGAGAGGTATTGGCTCTCTGAACTCTACTATTTTCGTGAGGGTCTGAAGCAAATTAATTGCACGACTGTAGTGATGATGGGCCGCCGCGTAGAACACCTTTCTTCTCGTGTCCGCGCTCCATCTCCAGTTGTGCTCCTTATTTGTTAAGGCAGACCTCCACCCCAAGTCTAGACGACGCGCAGCGTTGGATCGGCATGTCAACCGCTTTCGAAGATCCTTAATTGGAACCTCCTTAGCCTTGACACGATCCTTCCAGGCGCCCTCGAGCTCATTCAGAGCCTCGTCGTCGACAGCCAAGGTGGTAAGTACCTCACGAATACGTACTCCCTCTCCTGATGCTTGAAGGCTCATTGCCTTAGCTATACGGAGAGCCGACTCGGATGTCTGACGGTCAGATTTCTTAATCCGTCGAGCGCTCGTCGCTCCGCCTGTAAGGAACACCGCGAGTGTCAGTCCCGTGGGTGAACCCTGGCCGCCGCCTCCCTCTCTCAGGCGACCAGGGTGGTCACTTAGTCGACAACGCTTCGACGTTCGCGAGGCGAGTTTCCTTAGCTTTCCGGGCACCTTGTGCCAGGAATCGCTAGGGACTACTCCCTCGCTTATGTCTCGTAATCGATCTGCGACCGCCACACCACGTTCTCCACTGATACTCTTGACACCCGAGAGTTCACCGAGCCGATAACAAGACCTTGAGGTCGCCGTGGTCGGCCCTCCGCTCCATCCTGGTTTGTCGACGTCTAGAGTGACGAACTGCTCACAGAACACACCCCGGGTCCCGAAGAATGACTTCTTGACGTTGTTAACGAGTGTGACATCTTGTATAGCAGCCTGGTATCCTCTTAATTGAGTGATATTCCACAGGCCTATAAGATCGTCCCCGTTCACAGCAAAAGATTCACTCGACGCACCCGCTCTGTAAGCGCAGTAATCATTCAACAACGATAACACAGTCCAGGATGGCCCAATGCCCATGAGTGCGCCGCACGTCATGCGATGCTCGACTCCTTTGTCGTCTACGAGAACCATGTTCCCGGTGACTGCATCGACAGCGTCAAGCATCCATTTCGGTGCCCGTGCACCATATAGGGCGCTTCGTAGAACTCTTCGTGTAGTGAGAACCGAGAGTTCATCCGTTGCCTTGCTCAGATCTGCTGAGAAGAGCTTAACCGGATCATCGTCTGTACTGACCTCAGTGGTTAGAAGTCTTACTTGTTCATTCCTCATGATCGCCTTATTCGTCTTTATGAATTTAAGCCGCGACAACAGGAAGCTCGAGATAGCCTTCCCAGCCAATACCACTGCTGCGTCATGTATGGTCGCTAAACGAAGCTTCCCTTCGGCTTGTGGAAAAGCGGAGAGCTTAACCTTGGACGGATTGTTGTGGGTAAACTTCGATGCTCGTTTACATGCCTCGATTGCTATCGCCAGCGGTGAGTTGCTTAATAGCTTCACATTCGCTTGCTTTGGCCATCTTAGCCTCTGTATCCCGAGCTTTCGAAGTCCCTCCCCAATGATTCCTCCAGGGACCGCACTGACCCATTCGTTTTGCCTTTGGCGGAAGGCGGCGGTGTTAGTATCGATCATCTCGAAGATATCGTCAATGTCCGGAACGACTATGGACCCGGCGGCGCTAGCGCGCCCGAGCCAGTCGAACCTCCTGACGATCTCATCTTGGTGTTGAGTCCATTCGTATGTTCCCTCTAACATGTCGTTAAGGTCGAGCTCTGCCTCCCTACTACGCTTGTTATGTAACATCCCGACTGCCACTCTCCACATCTTGAAAGAAACTAGCCCGTCTCCTGTTCCCCATCCCTCGACCGCATCTTTCTGACCACCTTTGCGGACGCCATGTCCCAGACACGAATGCGTCGTCGGACCCGAAATGCTGGATACAGCTCCCTTGTCTCTTAGTGAAGAGCAGGTGTTGTAGACCCAGGTTTCGACGTCCACGCGCGTCGTGTTAGACAATTCCCGTTTAGGCTCAGTGAGACGCATGAAGGCCTCCTTGGTCGCCTCAGTGATTTCCTTCTCGGTTGGATCTCGAGCGTATGCTCGATTCAACCCAGATGCCAGAAATCCGCTGTAGGCGTCAGTGGCTGCCTCCCATGTGATGTCCGGTGCTGCAGACTCGCAACCGGTCAAATGTTGATTGCGGAGAACACGACGGAACACCTTCTCCTTTACCTTCTCTTTCTTGAAGCCACGCTTCACGAAGAGAGGTTTAGGCTGAACGATGTTCCGCGCGTTCCCTGACTCAACCTCTTTGACCTCTTCCTCGTCTATCAGCCCGTACCGGTTGAGGTATTGTGGAATCTCCTGCTTCCTGATTGCGACGTTCACGCTCGCCAACGCTCTTGACCGACGTTGGTGACACCAGCTTGCAAGATACTTAGGTCCTTCTGACGCACATCTCCATAGATGCTGTATCAAACCTCTGATCTTGTTCCTGGCGAACGGGTGCCTATCACCGAAGCGGAGTCTGCCAAAGGCCAACTCGAATGCTACATAAGTCGCGTCATAGTTTCTAGCCAGATCGCGGTAACGGTCGAGCGCACTGCTCCCATTATCGCAACCTTCCGTATGCACGGATCGCGACCACTTCGCAAATCCGGCTGGAACATTGGCCTCAACGACTTCTTTGTACTCAAGGTACCTCTCAAACCCCACTCCCCCCTTATTTGGAGCTACCTCTATATCTGCAAGCGATCGCAAATAGAGGAGCCTCCGAGAACCCGCCATACTCGCGAAGACACAGTCTGTCCGAGTTATCCTGTCTAATAGAGCTGACAGGGTGGCGGGTCGAGTCACTGAGGTGACTGGTGGTGTCGAGATAGAATTCAGCC